AAGGTCTTCTAACGTTTTTACCTAATTGTTGGTCATAAACTGAAGATGTACCAGCAGGTACTAAAAGTCCTTTTAATCCACCTACTAAACCTCTTGTAGAAGCATCATTAAGATATTTCCAGTCAGTTTTGTAGAAGTCATAAGAACCTCTTCTAAATCCAGTAAAGCCTAAATTAAGCGCCATGTCAGCAGAGTTTTCAAATACACCGTAATTTACACCACCAGTTACATGTGGGTTTAGTCCCGCAAGTAAATCGTCAATGTAAAGGTTAGCGTCTCTGTCTAAGAATAACATATTTTCTTCAATTGAACCTTGCTTGTCTAATTCTTTTAATAATAAATCAAATTCAGCAAGTTTATCAGCTGCAGGTGTAGAAGAATCAAATTGATTCGTTGCCACCATACCTCTGTTTGCAATTGCAGCTAATAGTCCTTCAGAACCATTAACACCACCGTCAGCTAAATCATGAAGTTGTGAATCAGCTACACCAGAACCGGTTGCAACTTTTTCTGCTTCAATCATAGTCATTTCTAAATAATCCTCAAATCTAACTCTAGTGTCTCCTTCAGCCTTCATGTACCATAGGTAACCTGATTGTCCAGCTTCTCCACTTACTTCAACCCAACCAATTTGAGCTGTATCAGAACCATTAATTTCAAAGTGATCTTTAATAATCATTGGTCTGTTAGTGAAAGATTTGAACACAGGCTCTACAGATTTTTGCATAGTGTCAGTTCCTTTTCCAAATTCAGAACCGTATACAAAAAACTTAATAGTCTTACTACCTGAAGCTGAAGTTCCAGCTAAGTCATTAATATTCTCAGCACCGTATGGTAAAAGATCAAGTTTAACACCGTTTGCATAATCTGCAGTGCCAGACTCAATACCTTGATTTACACGAGCTTTAAATACTACTCCTTCTACTACAGCGACTACAGTTGCTCCTTTTCTAATTGCGTGAGCCTCTGTTGCGCCAGAATCGATTCCTGTAATAGAACTTACTACTCCAGTTTCTATGTTTACAGAACCGTTATAAGCTAGGTGTAATCTACCTTGCTCAGACCAAATAACTTGATCAGAAGCCATAGGCATTTCAGCACCTACCATTCTCAAGAATGAAGAAACAGATCTGTTACCATATCTTTCAACTTCTTGAGCATACAATTCAGGTAAATACTGTTGTGCCCAGTTTACACCGCCTGTATGAAAATTTAAATAATTACTCTGTAGCGTCATTTTTTGAGCTGCAGGCGTAACTATACTGCCAGCTATAGGGCCAGCAAAATTAACGTTTGTTGCCATTTTTCAAAAGTTTTAATAATTTTTTAATTTTAGTTTAATTCCTGACAAATCATCTCCGCTAAGAACTTTTGCTTTTATTCCACCAACTTCAACCTCTTGGTGCGCTGACCGTGGGTCCATATTAATGTTTTTTGCAGATTTAACAGATTCTTTAATAGCATCTGCTCTACCCTGCTCATAAAAGTGTTGAGCAATAGCGTCGGAATTCATCGCGGTAAATAAAGCTTTATGATAGCCAGCGGCATCAGCCATTTTATTTTCTTTATCTAAGAACTTCTTAGTAAAGTTGTTAATGTCGCCCTGGGTTTCTTTAACCTTATCTACATTTTTCACATTAAACCTAAATCTCTTATCTCCGACATTATATTCAAAACCTTTGAACTTATCGTTAAAAAGCGAATTGGTTTTATTGTTAAATACATCTCTCTGAGATTGCATTATTTCTTGTTGCTGTTCATTGTCTTTATTATACCTGTTAAAAAAGTCTAATGCTTCTTTAGCTTCAGGAGTCAATCTGTTACCAGCTTTAATTTCTTTATAATAATTATCTTTTTTTATTTGAAGCTGTTGCCTTGCTTGTGCAACTTCTTCTTTAAAAAGTAATTTTTTTCTTTTAACATCTTTAGGATCATCTATTTCCTCATCAAAGGAATATTTATCATCAATTAAAAATACAATTTCATCTGATGATAAATGAGGTTTAGTTTGAGTGTAATATTCATGTAATAAATCCATGTTATCAAACTTTTCATAGTCCTTATTTAATTCAACATAATCTTGCAATGTGCCACCCGTTTCATTCATAAACTTAACTAAGTCTTGAATATTATCGGGGTATTCTATTGATTCTTGTGCTTTTTCTTTCTGAAATACTTCTTCTTGTTGCGGTGTGGGGTTGGCAACTTCAGTGCTTCCTTCCACTCCTGTATTGTCAGCTGTGTCTTCTTCATTTGTAATTTCTTCTAATACCGTTTCTTCTTGCGGTTCTTCAGCTACTTCTTCTTGTCGTACTTCTTGCAATCCCACTTCGGCTTCTTGCCCAGCTTCTTCATTCTCGCTGCTTCCGCTAGACACGCTATCTTCTGTTTTTTGTTCTTGAACGGCATCTTCTTGCTGTTTTGGTGGTTGTGTTAAATCTACTTTGTACATTTGAGATTCTTCATCAAATCCCGAATTTTTTTGTACTACTTGTTCTTTTTCTTGCATAGACAGTTCTTCTGTCTCTACAACTTTTGCTTTAATTTCTTCTGCCATAATAAAATATTATATGATTATACAATTTATATATTACTTAGGATCAAATACACCTAAGTCAAAATCACCGCTTAAAATATCATTTCCACCTGATTCAAAGCTTTTAGGCGGTAAATTATTTTTACGTTGATTAATTAATTCGCTCTGTTGAGAAGCCTGTATTTTAGTTCTCTCATCTTTACGATTTTCTTTTTCATTCAATTTTTCTTTTTCAATATTGTTTTTAGCGCCATGAAGCTGCATATTCATTTGGAACTCTAAGTTCATTAATTCTTTCTTTAATGCTGCTTCTGCGCCTAACTTTTGCATTTCAAGTTCACTCTTAGCTTGCTCTAATTGTATTTTACTTTGAGTTAGTGCTTGTTGCTTTTGAACTTCTGCTTGTGCCGCAACTTGTTGAGCTTGGGCATTAGCCTGAGCTTGGGCTTGAATATTTCTTTGCGCTGCTTCTTGGTCTTGCTGTAATTTCTTTTTTCTTCTTAATTTTAACAATTGATTTGCTAACTTAACATTTTTTATCATTCTAATATCAATTGCATCTTCAAGGTGAATATTGTTTTGCCCAATTGCAACTTGAATATTATTTTCTAACATTTGCTTTTCTTCTTCATCTGGCTCTAATTCAATAAATATACCGAAGTCATGAATATGTAATTCTTTCATTTCTTGCAATGTAGCTACATTATGTGACCCAATACTTTGAATAAAAGCTTGCGCTGTTGGCGAATATTCTAAAACATCTGATATTCTTAAAGATATTTTTTCTGCAGTTTCAGCAGTTAAAAATAAACCACTTTGTAGTATGTGTCTTGTAGCTGTATTACTATTAGCAGCGGCAAGTTTTTGAACACCAACTAAAGCGTTTTTATCAGGCGTGCTTCCATCTCTAGCTTCATTTAAACCTGTAGCGTCTCTAATCATTTGCATATAATAATTATACGTACTAATCAAAGCTGTTAATTTGTTCGTCCCGGCGGCATTGTTTATTTCTTGAATAGGTATTTTACCTGGGTTCATATCACCATCAGAGGTAAATGATCTACCAATTATACTACCAGTTTGGAAAAACATGTTTAATGCTTCTTGCGGATTATAGTTACTACCATTACCTAAATCAACTTCAGCTAATCCATCTGCATCAACATAAACACCATCAGGAACCATTCTTGATAATATTTGTTGAATTTTTAAATGAGTTAATTGAATCATATCTGCAAAACTAGTTATTCTACTAACTAAAGATTCAATTTTACCATTATATATTCTAGGCGCAACTAAAGAGTAATTCATTTTTACTTTATTAGCATCACTTTTTTCTCTTAACATGTTTTCGCAAAGATTCCATTTTAAAAGTTTTTTAGCTCCTGGTATATATATACCTTCATAAAGCACCTCTACATTTCTTGCAATTCTTTCAAACTTCAATCCTTTTACTTGCGGAGGATTAAAAGCATCAGACTTTTTAATAATTTTTTCTGCGCCTGTTGCCGTTTCTTTTACTTTATAAACTTCATTCATATAAGTTTTATAATTAAAATATAAAACCTCTATTGAATTATTATCTGTTTTGTCAGCCCTTGATAAATATTTATTATGTAGATTATAACTTCCACCACCATTTTTAATTAATCCTTGCAAGTCTTCATCCATTAAATCTGGAAATTCTTTTTTAAGATCAACTAAAGTTACAGTTTTCATTTCACCAATATAATATATATCATCAAAATAAGGTGAGTCAGTATAAGAATATACTAAATTAGCGGGATCAACATATTCTATTTTTATGCCCTCAGACGTATTAAATGTATTTTTAACACATCCCATACCTAATACTGTTAAATCATAATAGAATCTTTTCTTTGTTAATTCATAATTATTTAAATTAAAAACTGTTGAAAGAGCTTGCTCTTCCGCTATTTCTATTGCTTGTTTATAATCTAATTGCATATGCAATTGCAACTCCTCATTATTTTCAGGCAATTTATCAGAAGGTATGGTTGATAAATTAATACCAAAATTTTGTTGAACAAGTTTATTTATATCTTGCGTTTGCATTTCTATCATTATATTCTGCATATAAGCAGTTCTTTGTTCAACTCCAAACGGGTCTTGTGCAAATGCTTTTATATCATAAGTTCTTTCTGCAATGCCATTAACAACTATATCTACAAACTTAGGTATAATAGGTACTGGCTTCCAATCTAAATTAAGATATGACAAATCGCCATTAATTGACAATTCGTCTTTATATTTCTGTATACTTTGTTCGCCCCTAGCATATAATCTTAGTTTATGAAAATTATTTTGATTATTTAAATATCTGTTTATACCAGATGATTTTTTAAACCATTCATTTTCTATAGCTTTAGCAACTTCTAAACCATACTGCATTGACAACTTTTCGTCATCACTTACAGCTTGACTTGGAAAGTATGATTTCATAACTGATTCAGCCATAATTTTTTATAATTTTTGATATAGTTCCTTTATTTTCGTATTTACTTAAAGTAATATTAACTTTTTGTTTTATTTTTTCGGCGGTTGGGCGATATTTATTTTTATTACATGCCATAATAGCTAACCCCGAGCTTATAGCGGCATCAAACTTTGTTCTTTTATTTATATCAAATTTAGCCCAATCGTTTAATGTTGTGTTAAAATATAATGTTCCGTATTGTCCGTTATTAATAATACCAACATAATCGTTGATATATGTTTCAATTGCAGCGGCGTGAGCTTGTCTTATATCTTCACTTGAGTTAGGTATACCACCTATTTCTTTTTCTGTAACTGATAATTTATTTCTAGCTTTATCAGGTCTATTCATTGAATAACCTCTATAGCCTCTTCTTTTTAAATAATATAATAATCTTGGTTTATTGTTTTCTGCTAATAATGGCATTCCGTAAAATACTAAAGCCATTAATACATCTTCAAAAAACATTTCAGCAGTCTGAGGTCTTGCAATATATTCTAAAAAGAAATGATTTGCAGGAGCTTCTTCCATGCTAAATTTAGTTAATCCATGCAGCGCTCCTTTAGAACCCTGGCCATCTGTTGTTCCAGATATATCATAACTATCACATCCAAAAGCGCCCATATGTTCATTGCCTGGGTGCTTAATGCCATTTTTAGTTATAACATTATTTTGTAACCTTACATTCGGAACCCAGCTGACTTTAAACCTTCCGTTAGGATTTGGTGTAAACTGGACCTTTGTGTCTTTAATTCCATTTTGCCACGTAAAGCTGCCAACGGTAACTTGTGACAGATTTGCGACTTCATCATTGTAATCAATTTGTTCGTAAATTTTAGCTAAATTAAATATACTATTTTTTGTTTCGTCTCTAAACGCATGCTCTTCCGTTCTTGGAAACTGTCTATAAAATTCATTTAAAGCGTCTTGATCTTGTTTTAAACCTTCAACTTCGTTTTCCCAATGTTCGATAACTCCCGTTGTAATCTCATCGCCATGGGGGTCTTGAACGATTGCATCTGGGGTGTCGAATACAGGTAATCCATAAGAATCAATGAATCCTTCGTAATTCCATTCCATAGGAATGAACAAACTATATAATCCCGAACGAGTCTGTCCGTTGCGGTTTCTTTTAGTAACGTCTGAATCATGGTATAATTTTTTAAAGTTTTCGCCTCCTTTGTCTGCTGAGTTACTTGTCGAACCCATCATACATTTTCCTATAACTCTACTACCTAACCTTAATGTGGTTTTCGTAACCCTCCAGTTGTTGAGAATGTTTTCGGGGCGCTCCCATTTGCCGGCTTCATCATGTACGAGGAGGGCAAGCTTCTCTCCATC